TTTTCGTCAATCCAATGGCGTATATCCTCTGGGGCGGTGTCAGCATCAAACTCCTTCTGGTAGTCGTCAACTTCTGAGTCAGGCATACCCACCAGCGTACACTTACAGTTGGGGTGGATGGGCGGTGTGCCAACGTCCAAATAATCGTTATTCATCCCACTGGTATCAGGAACGGCCATTGAGTCACCCGTACCCAAGATATCTTCACCAACGGGTATAACCAATCCTGCCAGGTTAGCGCAATATTCGCAAGCGTCGGGAGCGATCACCCATTCCTTATAGGCCACGCCAACGCCCTTGATATGTTCAAGCGCCCCAGCATTGGCCGCTCGTATGGTTTCCGTTCTAGCAACCATCTCTGCGCGGCGTAGCGACCAATCGTTCATAGCGAGTTGAAGCCGGTTGCGGGTCTGCGCCAAGCCTTCGCCCGCGGCAAAGCCCGCTTTGATAGTTCTTTGTACCTTATCGATTGAGGTATCGGCTACTGAGTCAGCCAGCTTTTTGGTATACTCGCGGGAGAACTTAATGGTTTTCTCGGGGGTCAAGCCATAGGATGTACCAAGCGCGTGACGAGCGCCCTCTGCTCCACCTTTCACCAAGTCAGCAATATGCGCTTCAAAACTACGGCGAATTACACTAGCAATTGCCGCGTGTAATACTTTCATATCGACCGCTTTAGTATCGACCAATGTAAACCCGTCTATCTGCATAACCTCGGTCTTGGTCTTGATTCCCTCCGCGTCCAAGTGCTTGTTAATGAGGGTTACAATGTCCTCGAAAGCAACCTTACCCGCGGCTCGTAATAGGGGCAAGTTAATTGTTTCAAGAATTTCAATCGCTTCCAACATCTCTTGACGTTGAAACGCGGTGGGGATTTGAGGTACGTCTTTACTCTCTAATTTTTTTTTTGCCTTAGATTCTTTGCCCTCGCCTATCGTTTCGGCTCTTGGTGTGATCTTCTTCTTACCGCTATCTTCTGCTTTGGGCGGGCCACCCTCGTCCTCTTTGTTGACTGTAACGGCAGCAGTGACAGGCGGTGCCTCGGGCGGGTTGTTGAGGTCGTATACCGGATACCTGTTCATATCCTTATACACCGCACCGTCGGGTTCTGGGCCGTAACCCAGATAGAGGCGTTTCTCGATATCACTCAAGAAATCAACCGTTTTAATTCTCTCCCATTTCTTATTCTCGTCGTCTTGGAGAGCGCGTACTTTGCTGGTATCGAATCGAGTGATGATATCGGTATCGGTATTGCCGAAGTCAAACAAAAGATTGTCGCCTATCTTCTCAGAGATCATCGTCCACTCGGGATGGATAGCGTTTTCATACATATACTCGCGAGCTTCCTTGGCATTACTAAACGTAGAACGGTCGAGGCCCGCTTTGGCTCCAACCAGGATTGCCGGTACGTGAAGTGACAGACAGATACGGGTTTCAAGAATGGACTGAATATTACCAACCTCTAAATCCTTCATATTCATCGATGTCTGGTTCCACTTCATACCTCCGCCCAATAGCATCGGTAAGCCAGCTCGGACGCTACCGACATACTTTTGCCGAATAACGTCCTCAAGAACCGTTCGCTCGTCTTTGTTGAGCTTCTTATCGGTAACGAAGCAACCCGTGGTCACTGCCATATTCAAGAGAATGGATTTCATAAACTTGCCCAGTTCCGTATCCGCGTCTATTCGACGAGCCGAGGCAACGATTGGCGCGAGGCCATAGTAATCGTTCTCTGGGTCAACATACATCAGGTGGATAACGTCCTCAACAGCAAGGGGATACTCGTTGCCGTCAACCGTGTAGATGTAGTGATCGATAAACGTAAACGGGTGAGGCACAATAGAGATAAGTTGCGGTTGCATAATCCACAGTTGAGCTACCTGCCCGCCGCGGTTTCGTACCTTCCGTATGAAACAATTACCGGCGAGAGATAGGTGCTGCTCAACTTTTTCAATGAAATCGCCCTGTGAATGGAAGGGGTTCGGGTGTTTCATTAAAAGTTCAATCTCATGGTCTGGTATCCATTTATCGTCTGATACCTGAAAAACCCTAAGAGGCGCTTCCTTGAGCGCCCTTGACCGTTCCGTTATACAAGCGTGTACCAGCTCATTACCCCGGTAAGCCCACTTGGTTATAGACGCAAAGTCGAGTTGGAGCTTACGGGGGAGGTTATTGGTAAGGTTGGACAACGGAGCGTTAATCGATGCCCCAGAACCCTCTGAGGATGCTTTGGTTTCTTTTTTGTTTCTAAACCTATCTAACCAGCCCAAAACAGGCCACTCCTTTTATTGTTATACGCGAAAAAAGTATATCACTTTTAAGCGCTTGCTTCAAGTGGAGGAGGCGAGAATCGAACTCGCGTCTTACGGTTGCCCGTTTCGGGCCTTGTCCGCAATCGAACCCTTCACTCCCCCATAACCGACCCCCGCTTTCGGCAAAGCGATAACCATTTTTCCCACCTCGGGTCGGTATCATAACGGAAACCAATCCTCTCCCATTTGCCCGGTCGAGTAGAAGTTCATACTTTTAACCTTTTCTTTTACTTCGGGGATTATTATATCATCAATAGCACTTAGGCTGTCAACCGGCGCAAAGCAAAGCATCAACGCATCAGCTTTATCAGGTGACCGAGCGATCTTTTTCTTTATGTCGTCTTTCTTGCAAACCTTGACCTTACCCCTCGGTATCTTATAGTCGAGGGCAGAAAGCTCCTCTTTGGTCGCCTCGTCGATATGGCCTGAGATTTTCCCCTTTACAAAGAGCTTTCTAAGATGCCAATAGAACTCCGACCTCTGATTGAAGCAATTCTCGTCTGCTGACTCAGCGCTGCCCATATACCTAAATACTCGCAGGTGTTTGTGATTCTCCAACATATCGGCAACTCCCGCTCCAATACCAACCGCATCGACCACGACCGGCGCGGAATCATCGACTTCTCTGATAATACGACCAGCCCAGTCAGCAAGCTCCGTGGTATCAAACTTGTGCATGACTTTAGTGATCTCTACCCGTGGTCCTCTACGGTATCTAAGTACGGAGGAGTCGTTTCCCTTACGGGCTACATCCAAGCCCCACTGATTGTTACCCCTTGTGCCTATATCACGTTTTTGCGCTGACTCGATATACATGAGGGGGATGAGGGTATCAATCGCTGATTTGGGGAACTCACCGAAAACCTTAGCCACGAACAGAGGGCTGTCCTCTCCGCCCCAATCCTCGTAAACGTCACCAACCCACTGAGGGGAGAGTAGCGCTGGAAAGGGCATCTCTTTGCCCTTGATCTTCTCTCTCCAATCACCTGATCGTATATCATCCATGCCTATGTCAAAAGCCAGGAAGTTGGGCGTTTCAAACGCTGAGATAGTGAACTTCTTGAATTTCCTCATCTCGAAGCTACGGTAGAAGTAACCGCTCAAGGAATCGGGGTTCGATATCAAAAGCATCTTACTATTCGCCGCGGTCATTAGAGTTTTCATAGCGTCGAACATAGAGTTGGGAATACCGGCTGCCTCATCAGCAACCATGAGAAAGTTGACCGAGTGCAAACCCTGGAAGTTAATCTCCTCATCTGTGGAGAAACCGAGCGCAAAATGGTCATTGTCGATTTTCAGCTCTTTATTCAAGCAGCGCCAATGGGGAGGGTACGCTGGATTGGACTTATAGAACTGCGTATTTATTTCTGCCCAAAGTAGCTTTTCGACCTGATGGTTGCTTGGCGCGGTAGTGAACGCTTTACTAGGAACGTAGGTTTCGAGAAACAAGAGTACCGTTGTTCCTGCCAAGAATGTTTTACCGGACGAGTGGCATGATTTGACACATACATAGGGATTCCTTAACACCGCCTCTATGATCTCTTTTTGGATTTGCCAGAACTTGTAGGGTAGTCGAGATTCCGCATAGCCGACGGGGTTGTTGGCGATCATGTAACGGTTGGCGGCTTCGCGTTGTAATTTTAGTATTCGCACCCTTTTCGTTTTTTCGGAATCCATTTATTCCTCATCTATATCCACGGGGTCAGGTTCAGGGCGTATGAACGTAGAGGTATCGATACCCTCGGCTTTAAGCTCCTCGAATATCTCCTTATCCGTCATAGCACCAATCCGCTTGTCCTCAAGTGTGATTTTGTTATCGACAGCAAAGCGCCGAACGTCCTGCCAGTCGTCTGGATAGCGATTCTGCAACCAATACATCAAAAGGAGGCGGTCGCCGTCTTGAGCGCGTTTCGCCACCTCTGATTCGATTGCTACTCGGGCTTCGGCCTCGGCATCGACACACGCCTGTCTAAAATCATCAACCTCTTTCAACCAACGATAAAACGTATTCCGAGAGATGTGGGCAGCCCCAAAGGCCGCCGAGCGCGTACAACCCGCTCCTAAAGCGTTTACAATGATCTCCTGTATTGCTGGTGTTAATTTATACATCGTATACCTATTCTACCACAAAGCGCTAAATTATTGTACTACACGTTTCATTCCATCATAATTAACGCATGGAGTACCAAATGAACATCCACCCCCAGTTTTATGACCAAATCGCGGATGGGTCGAAAACCGTCGAGATACGCCTTGCTTCGAGAAAGCGTTTGAAAATGCAACCCAAGGACACGATTCGATTTTTTCGGGGAAAACCCGTCGCTAACCACAGAGTTCCTATGTTGGTGAAACACATTAAGAAAATCAAACTTTATTATTCTTTTGAGTCGATGCTTGAACATGAAAGCGCTCAGTCGATTGGTGACCCGACAAGAGAGGCCTGTCTTGCCGACTTGAAACGCATTTATCACTGGCCGTTGACTTCTATGGTTATGGCTATCCATTTCTACAAGCGAACCCCTAAATGATGATTCTCCCACCTTTATGTTTTAGATTCTCCCAGCGCCATTTATGATCGCGAATCGGCTCTGTCTGAACTTCTCCCTTGTACTCAGCGAAAGCAGCGCGGTCGTTCGCGCCGAAAAGTTCCTTATCCCAGAAAGTGCGAGTTGGAGATATATGTCCTCTGGTGTGATTGGCCTCTACTACCATCTCACCTTCCACTAATTTATGAAGGATAGACGCTTGGTGAAGCATAAACATACCGCCGTCTTGAGAACAGGTCGCTTTGAACGCCATCCATAGGCCAGCAGCCGTATCCCCGATATAGAAGGGGATTCGCGGCGAAAAATTGAGAAAAGCCCTCGCTTGAGCAATAACGTCGAAGGAACGACCTTCCAGCTCATCTCTAAGGCCAACCCAACGCGGGTCGAAGTTTAAACATATCTCCATCATAACGTCAACCCATCTTCCTTGCCAAGTAGCCTGTCTGACGTTCTCTATAACGATATCAGGCTCCACTGCCGTTAGGATAGGTAGACCACGCGGTAACTCAGCGATTAAGAACTTTTTGCCATGGTTTATCCAATCCCACAACTCTTGGCCATGCTTGAGGTCTAGGATAGGGTCTTTCTTGGTAGGGTGGATAACTTTGTATACATCGTACCCCTGCTCCGCAAGAA